GATATCACCCTTTATGATAAGGCAAAGTCATAAACCGAATGATATAAAGGTTAATAAAAAAATAACTATTAATGGATTACTTTCTCATCAAGAGGATAAGCAGAAATGCGAGATAATTCATAATAGAGATAAGAATGCCGTTCAAAATATGTTAAATATTGTAAAGAGTATATTTACAATAGGAAGAAGACCTGACATATTTACGAGAATTCATACATAGTACACGCTATGTAATAACCAAATTTTTACTACTTATAGATATTTTTTTGCTGTTAAATCGGCATTTTAAATGTCCAAAGGTGTAAAATCAAATATAAAAAATATATTAACTAACTATATTACACTAACTATTTTACAATATCTTTGCAATTATCTCTTATGAATTTTCTTTCTTAATATTCTTGAATGTTGATTCAATTCTTATCATATCATCCTTATACTTACCCCACATCTTTGCAATTAACGTGAATATTTCTTCTCCTGACATTTCTGGATTTTCATCCTTAACCTTCTTGCGATTATCTTGTATAAACTTTTGATATTTATTAAGAGGTCTCTTGATCTTTACAATTTCATTACCATCATTATCTACTTCGACCTTCTTTGCGCGCTTCTTAGGTTGTATCTCTTTATGTTGCTTCTTTTTCATTTTATTTTCTTCATTATTCTTCTTCTTCATAGCATTCTTAAAATATTCATCAACTTCTTTTTTGGAATTAAGACTATCCGGCATATTAACCATGATATCCTTATATATCATAGCAAAAGTTATAGTGGACATTTTATGTTGTTTGCTCTTGTTGTTTGCTCTTGTTGTTTGCTCTTGTTGTTTGCTCTTGTTGTTTGCTCTTGTTGTTTGCTCTTGTTGTTTGCTCTTGTTGTTTGCTCTTGTGAAATTTACAAATATAATTAATCAATTTTTAATTATATTTATGTTTATTATAACATATTTATTCTTATATTTATTATTATATTTATTATTATATTCATAGTAGCATTTAGATATATTTATTACCTGAAGATATTCGAACTATTATATAGAAGTTTATATATTTATATATTTATTCTTATTATTTTTATAAAAGTTTTCTGCTATTTCATATGCTATATTTTCATATGGGTGCTCTTTTGAATAATTTGTTTGTATGACATCATTAATACTATTAGGATTATCATTTCTATATAAATAGACCATTATATTACTAGAATTACTATTTGCCACATCATTATAATAATATATTTTATTATTTGTATCAGGATTTGAACGGATATATTTAGCATATTTAAATGATTTTTTATCTAATTCTAATAACCCCATTTCACTTATTATTTTATCAAATAATATTGAATTATAACGTTGATATATATGAATCTTCTCGTGTATTAAAGTATTTGTTAAGTTTAATTCATCATATTTTAAAACATTTTTAGATACAAATATAATATTTTCACGTGTATGCGGTAGTCCTTCTTCATATTCTTTTATTGTATTATTAAAATGGTTAGCATATGTATTCGCAAAGATCCATTTAATATCTGCAATATCATTACCATTAATATATTTACCATATATTAATTCCTTAAATGTTTCCGTTTTAAAATATTTATCTGCGTTATTCGCACATGTTATTAGTAACATTTTTTCATCATTTGTAAATGAAATTGCAGTATCTTCAATATTACCTATATATTCCATATGTGTATTGACATTTCTTGCATGCAAATCTAGTTTTGAAAAATTACGAACATATCTATCATTATCATTTGTTAAAAAATACGAGGTCTCTTTATAAGTCATAAAATATATATGATCATTATTTTCAATAAAATTTACTAAATAATTATTTTCATTTGAAACATTATAATAAAATAAATAAGACATATATAAATATGTCAGAAATGCAACAATAATTAAAAATAGTAATGATAATAATATATAAATCATTTATAATAACTTCCTTCTTATTATTAGACTTTTATTTTTACCGTAAATAATTATAATAACAATAATAATTGTTAAAGTACTTATGTTTGTATTTGCCTGTTGAATATATATCAATTATAAATTTAGAATCAGCACAATAATAATCTTCTTGCCATTTAATATCACCAATCATATTCTTATTAATTATAAACATAGCGGTGTCTATATAACCTTCCTCAATTCTATTACCTAATAAGACAGGTTTGTACTTATCTAATCTATATTGATTGAACGTATGAATTGTATCTGTTTCTAATTCTTCTATAATTTTCCAAAAATCAGGATGTATTATATTATCATCATCTAAGAAAAATATATAATTATCATTTTCTACTAATGACAACCCATAATTTCGTTGTGTGTTTCCTACTATACCATTCAAACTACTTTTACAATCGACTTCTATTATTTGTTCATTATGTATAAAAGATGGGCAATAACTATTTACAGTTGTATCATATATAATAATCCATTTATTAATTTTATCAAATTTTATACTTTCAAAAAGCATAGGTAAATTTTGAATACGACTACATGGTGTAATTATAGTTATATTATTACTCATAATATTTAAATATATATATATTTTAATTCTTATATAATTATATTTTAATCAGTTTATTATTTATCCTTATTAACATTTTTTTTATAGCAGAATAAATCATTTGTGTCATCTGTTATATATCCATTTAAATCAGTTTTAATATTTTTACATATAATTTTGTTTTTGTATATAGGATTATTTACAAAATTACTTTTTTCAACAACCTTATTAACATATTTTACATCAATCAAATTTCTTGTTATTTTATAATTTATTTTTTTTATTTTCCCTTGCTTTTTATTTACTTGCGTAGATGCTCTTGACGTAGACAGCGATCCTTTGTGATGAATAATTTTTTGTTCCATGTATTGCGAATGTATATTATTATTTGGTTTTGGTGCTGATAAAGAACGCATTTTCATTATTGAAGATTGATAAGGAACTGATTCTTTTTTATCAGTTATAATTTGTGTATATATAACATCTATATATTTTTTGTATATTTCTATAGTAACATATCCATATGAGTTCAACGCATATGCAGTTATATCATAAATCCTCTCATTATCCTGTCCTATTACAATTCTCTCAATAAAATTTATAGGGGTTATTGCAAAGTCTCCCTTAATTATATCAGGATCGGCTCCTCCTGTTCCTGCTGTTATCTGTATTAATTCTCTGCCATTATGAGAAATTTTCATTATGCTAAAATTGTGAGTATCTGCACATAAATATATTATATTATATTCAACTAATATATTGAATAATTCAACAATTATTTTTCTATATTCCTTATTCTTTTTATTTATTTCATGAATTGTTATTCTATCTTTCTTATAAGTAAATAAAGGTATATGTCCCATCACAAAAATTTGTTCTCCTCTTCCTTTCTTTTCCCTTTCCATATAAACCCCTTTTATTACTTTCATAATATCTTGCAAATATGCTTCTCCTACTTTAAGATCAATATCATCAAATTTATTAGTATTTATGATAATTATAATATTATCTGCATTATAACGCACGCCTATATTATCAATATATATATATATACCGTTTTCACATAATTTTTCTTCAGATAATTCACTACTATTAGCATGCAATAATTCTAATGTTGGTGTACTTATTTCATCATAGTTTTTAGTATCGACTAATTTTTTTATTTTTTTCAAATAATACTTTTGCGTATTAATATTACAATCTTTTTTTAAGAGGTTTTCTGTTATTAATGATAAAGAACTAGTGCTTTTAGTTATATCACTATCAATATCTACATCATGATTTCCGACTGCTATATATATTTCTTTATTCATTCTATATAATTTATCATATCCTGTTCGTAATACTTCAGTAAAATAAAATTTAAATTCTTCTTCATTAATTTTCTTTTTATTAGTATACCAATTATCACCTGCAACATATATTTGTTTTATATCTTTCTCATTTTTAGTAATGTAATCTAAAACCATATTGCGATATATATATTCACTTTTACAGTTAATATTATTCCAACAACCAAAGAATAAAAATTTAGAACAATTCGTTGCAGAATCAATATCATTATTACATTTAATACTTATATTATACAATTTAATATGATTAAGAGCACACACTTATAAATACACTAAGAAAAATTATTTACATATACAAAGAATGTAATATTTCCTTTCTTACAGTATTAATTCCACAATATTTATCATAAAACTTTATATTTATTTCATATGGTATATTTATTGATATGTTATCAATAGACACATATCTCATCATATTAATCCAAGATATGGTATTGTTTATTGCCCGTTTTAAATTACGTACACCTTCTTCACTTTCTATATTTTCTATAATGTGAATTAATACTTCATCACTAAATATTATATCCCCTTTTTTTAAATTGAATTGTAACAATATTTCTGGTATTAAATAGTCTCTCGCTAATACTATTTTTTCATGATTGTTATATCCCTTGACATTTATTACTATCATACGGTCTTTTAAAATTGGATTAATTAATGAAATATCATTAAATGTAAATATAATCATAGAACGCGAAATATCTAAATCGATTTCTTCAAAATATCTATCATTAAATTTATCATTCTGTACAGGGTCTGTAATATGAATTAAAGTATTTATTATTTCTTGACCTTTGTAAGTATTAGATACCTTGTCTAATTCATCAAATAATAAAAGAGGATTCATAATACCAGTTTTTATGAGTGATTCACATATTTTTCCATATATTGCCCCTTCATAAGTATAAGAATGTCCTCTCAAAAAACACGAATCATCAGTCCCGCTTAATGATATAAATGCATTAGGATAATTAAGTGCATTACATATTCCTTCCTTTATTAATTTGGTTTTCCCTATTCCTGCCGAACCTTGTATCCCAATTATATATCCATACGCTTTAGGAAATGATATTAATTGTGCTAATACACGTATTATCTGTTCCTTTGCTTCTTTGTGTCCATATATTTTATTATTCATTCGATCTCTAATATTATTTAAAAATAAGCATATATTATCATTTCCGTCAGTATTTTTAATTGGTATATTATAATATTTATTAAAAGGTATTTCATTTAATATATTTAACCAATTATTTATTTTATGGTATTCACCAGATGATGATGACATACGATTAATACACTCTAGTTTAAATATTATGCTTTGCTTAGTTCTTTCATTAATATCTAATTTTAAAATCTTAAAACGCATAGGAATAGTTAGACTTTTTTTATTTGATGATATTTTTTGTTCTAATATCATAATGTTATCTTTTTCTTTACTTGTTAATGAATCGAAATATATCTTTTCATTATTATTATATTTATTATAAAAATTATATTTTATTTTCTTTATAAGTTTTTTATTATTTTTTGGTAGTTTTTTTAATATTAAAAATGATCTATTTTTATTTTCATCATCAAATTTATTAAAATAACCACCTGAAGGAGCTTTCCTATTATCTCCTCGCAAACCTATATCATCATAATCTTCATCTTCTTCGTTTTCTTCATCTTCTTCGTCATCTTCGTCATCTTCGTCATCTTCGTCTTCTTCGTTTTCTTCATCTTCTTCGTCTTCATAATCTTCTTCATCATAATCGTCATTTTTGTCATCCTTGTCATTATTACTTCCCTTCCCATCTTTTTTATTCTTATTTTTTTTAATAGTCATTAAAGATATATAAGTTATATTTTTTTATATAATTTACGAAAAAATAAATATTTAATATAATAATTAGAAGTATTTGGAAGTTTCAGGGCCCCAATATTTGTTTTTATATACAGTTCTTACTCGCTTGTTAGAATTTATTATGTAATATGACACAATTATGATGAATAAAATAATACATATAAATATCATTAGTGATAAATATTTATCACTAACAATATAGTTAATATAAATATTATATAAACCTATAAATATAACTGATGATATTAACAACGTTAATATGTATAATTTATTATTTTCAATTTCATATCTTAATGAACCCATATTATTATCACCTTGTGATCTATTAAACTCTAATAATTTTTGAATATA